AAGAGATCATGCGCTGGGCTGCATTTCGTGCGGCACGAACAAGCAGGATATTCAGTATCACGCTGGACACTATCGAACCCGCAAGGCTGCTCCGCAACTGCGGTTTGATGAGGCTCAAGTCTGGCTACAGTGCGCCACATGCAATAACCACTTGTCAGGCAACCTGATCAGCTACAGGCGGGAATTGCTGAACAGGATCGGACAGGCAGAAATGGACAGGATTGAGTGCGACAATTCAGAGGCGCGTTTTACGATTGAAGATGCCAAGAAGATCAAGGCAGAGTACAAAGCAAAGCTGGCAGAGTTAAAAACCCGCCAGCCAGCAGATTAAAGGAACAGGAGGATAAACATCCCAGCACACAGGGTACAGGTAGCGATACAGCAGAGCAGGTCGATCTTTTGGGCGCGGGTCATTTGTTTTGCTCCAGTGTTTTGTTAACGGCTTCTAGAAGAGCTTGGTTGATGTACTCAGTCCTGCTGACCTCACACTTGTGAGCAGCTTTGGTTAACTGCCTGAGCAGGCCGTCAGGCATACGCAGGCTCGTTATTCCAGAATCAGTTTTTTTCTTTTTAGGTGCGGCAATCTTTTTAACTTCTTCCAAATCTGTCAGACCTTCAGTAATGTTGGCAAACTTGTTGATTGAAGTTAAAACCGCATTTATTGCTGAGTCATCATCAGGAAAATTAAAATATTCTCCTCGTATGCGAGACTCAAGAAGTTCGCCGTGTATAAACCTTTCAAGAATTGAATGAAACAAATGCTGTTCTTCAAATATACATACAAATTTATGATCCAGTTTCATTAAAGAATAACCATAAATCCTTGTTTTCATATCCTTTATTGTTCGACCAATTTTATATTGGTTAGGTAGGCTTTCATTTGTTAGGATGTAAATCTTGCCAATATCCATTATTTTTGCTCGCTTTTAATTGCTTCATTAGCAGCGGCTTCAAGTGCATCAACTACAAACTGGTTTTTTGTGGTGCGTTTGATATGCGCGGCCTCAGCAAGACGCTTTCTTAGCCCATCAGATATTCTAAATGTTGTTGGGTATCTTTCTTGATCGTGTGTGTGTTGCATAACTACCTCTGGTTGATTAATTAAAATGCCGGAATCAGTAATGTAGCACACAAAGCAAGCAAAGCAAGCAAATATTTTAAAGGGTAGACTCAAAAGCCAGATTAGTAGATACTTAAGAAGCCAGAATCCGACTGGCGTTTCCTGTTGTGTGTGTGGTTCCTTTATCGCCTCTGAAACATGGGGCGTTTTTTAATAGGGGTAATGTATGCCAATGAAAAAGGGTTACGGTAAGAAAACGGTCAGCAAGAACATCAAGACAGAGATGGCCGCTGGCAAGCCACAGAAGCAGGCAGTTGCAATAGCCCTGAACGTGGCTAAGAAGTCCAAGCCAAAAGCAGCGCGGTACGAGTAATGCCAGCAGGCAGACCTAGCAAATACACTGATGACATCTTGGTAAAGGCACAAGCCTATGTTGACGGTGGTTACCTACAGTGTGGTGATGTCATACCGCAAATGGCAGGGCTTGCCATTGAGTTAAAAATAACCAGAGAGACCGTGCATGACTGGGCAAACGACCCATCAAAGCCTGAATTTTCTTACATCGTTGCACAATGTCTCAGGGCGCAGGAAAGAAAACTGCTCAATGGCAGTTTAACTGGTGACCTAAACCCAACGATTGCCAAGCTGATACTGACCAAGCATGGTTACTCAGAGCGTATCCAGCAAGAGCTAACAGGCGCAGACGGTGGAGCCATCAAAACCGAGTGGACAGTGAGGGTTGTCGATGCCAGAAGTGACGCTTCCTCGTAAGCTACTACCTCTGATCAACAAGCCTAAGCGGTTCAAGATTCTCATTGGTGGAAGAGGCTCAGGCAAAAGCCAATCGGTTGGCGACATCTGCCTAATGGATGCTCAGACCAGAGGCATCAAGACAGCCTGCTTCCGTGAATACCAGATGACCATTGATGACTCGGTACTCTCACTGCTAACAGGAGAGATACAGAGGCTGGAGCTAAACGGTTTCACTGTACAGTCAAACGCCATCTTGCATAACAACCAAGACGCATTCAAGTTTCGAGGTCTGGCACGAAACCCAGAAGGCATCAAGTCGATGCATGGGTTTAAACGATTCTGGGTAGAAGAGGCACAGACAATCTCTGCTGACTCTCTTAAGGCTCTGACACCAACGCTGCGCTCAGATGATTCTGAAATCTGGATGACTGCAAACCCAAGATCAATTGCTGACCCATTCAGCCAACGGTTTATTAAGCCGTTTGAGAAAGAGCTTAGGTCTAACCATTACTATGAGGATGATCTACACCTGATCATCTGGATTAACTACAACGACAATCCGTTTTTCCCAGCAGTGCTTGAGCAAGAGAGAGCATACGACCAGGCTAACCTAACGACAGCTTTATACAGGCACATCTGGCTCGGTGAGTTCTACGATGAGGTTGAGGACACCATCATTCCAGTGGATTGGTTTGAGTCGGCCATCGACTCCCACATCAAGCTGGGCTGGAAGGCAGAGGGGGCAGTTATTGCCAGTCACGATCCTAGTGACACTGGTGGCGACTCTAAGGGCTATGCGGTCAGACATGGTAACGTAGTACTCAATGTCAGCGAGATGGTCACAGGCGAGTCAGCAGAGGGCATGGACTGGGCTTTAGACCTGGCACTGCGCGACAGGGCTGATTACTTTGTTTGGGACTGTGATGGATTGGGCGTATCGCTCAAACGACAAGTTGATGCCGCACTGGAAAACAAGAAAATAGATTACGTCATGTACAAGGGATCAGAGTCGCCAGAGGACGCTGACCAACCGTATTCAGATGGTGGTAGCCAAAGAGCCAAGAGCAACCGCGAGACCTTTGCCAACAAACGCGCACAGTACTACTGGAGGCTGCGAGACAGGTTCGAGGCAACGCACAGGGCTGTCAGCAAGGGTGAGTACATCAATCCAGATGAGATGATCTCACTGTCATCGAGTATTGAAAAACTGGACCAGCTACGCTCAGAAGTGTGTCGGATACCGCTAAAACGTACAAATACTGGTAAGATACAGATCATGAGTAAGATCGAGATGGCGAAGAAGCCATACGAGATACCGTCTCCTAACATGGGTGATGCGCTAATGATGTCGATGTTTAGACCTAAGCCTAAGCTGGAAGCGGTCAAGCAGATCAAATTTAAAGGGTGGGCATGATGGCATATACAACTGATGAAAATGGCGAATACCTGGTTGACTACACCAGCCACCAGACAATTCTAAACCTGATGACAGCAGCTCAGGAGGCTGATCACGATAACCGTGAGAAGGCCAGAGAAGCGCATCTGTTCTGCGATAAGCGTGACGGACAGTGGGAACCCTACTGGTGGACGAACAATGTCGGCAAGCCAAGGTATACGTTCGACATGGTCAACCCTATTGTCGATCAGGTGACTGCTGAGATCGAGCAGGCAGACTTTGACATCAAGGTCAGCCCGATGTCTGGACCGGCATCCAAAGACACTGCCATGATCATTGACGGCTTGGTGCGTAACATTGAGGCCATGAGTCGAGCCAAGGACATCTACATCAACGCTGGCCGTGGCATGGCTACTGCTGGCTACGATGGCTGGATGATCTCTCACAAGTACGCTGACCCGCAGTCGTTTGATCAGGACTTGGTTATTGAGCCAATTGCCAACTTTATCGACAGGGTCTGGTTTGATCCAGCGTCATACCTACAAGATAAGTCAGACGCTCAGTACGCTTTTTTGCTTCATGCTATGTCAACGCAGGAGTACATCAAGAGATACCCAGAAGGCTCACAGGCATCTGTCTCAATTGACAGAGAGGGTGACGCTTATTACGACAAGGGTCAGGTCATTGTAGTGGGTCAGTTGTTTTACGTTGAGCAGGAGGCATCTGAGTTGGTGCTGATGAGCAACGGCGCTGTCTACTCTATTGATGATGACTTTGAGAAAATCAAAGATGAAATGGCGGCAATGGGCATCGAAGAGGTGCGAAGACGCAAGGCGTTCAGAACCAAGGTCTGCTCACGGTTCTTTGATCAAACCGATTGGCTGGAAGAGAAGCAGGATACGATCTTTGACCGAGTGCCGATTATCCCTGTTTACGGTAACTTCAAAATCGTTGAAAACAAAACGATCTATTGGGGTGTGGTTGAGAAGTTGCTAGACCCGCAACGTGTCCTGAACTACTCGCTGTCCAGAGAGATTGAGGAGGGCGCACTAGCACCAAGAGCCAAGTATTGGATGACGCTGACACAGGCGGCAGGCCATGAGGACACACTGGCTACACTGAACACCAACTCAGACCCAGTGCAGTTCTACAACCCTGATCCAGAGAATCCTGGCGCACCCCAGCAACAGGGCGGGGCGCAGGTTAACCCAGGGCTAAGAACCATATCCGAGTCAATGCGTCAGATCATTGGTCAGACTGCTGGCATGTTTGCTGCCAGTATGGGCGATAACCCTGGCCTACAATCAGGCGTGGCAATTGAGCGTCTACAGACCAAGGGCGACAACGGCACGATTAAATACTTCAGGGCTTTGGAGGCCGCTATTGCGTCCACTGGCGACATTCTGGTCAAGGCAATACCCAAGGTCTATGACGCTCAGAGAACGGTCAGGCTGCTCTACGAGGACGGCTCAACAGAGATGAAGGTGCTGAACGAGCCAGTCATTGATAACCAGACTGGCGACATCATTACCATTAACGATCTGACAAAGGGTCAGTACAGTGTTACCTGTCGAGCTGGTCCAAGTTTCAGGAACAGGCAGCAGGAAACCATTGAGACCATTATTGAGATTGCCAAGGTCGATCCGTCAATCATTGGCATGGCTGGCGACATCCTGCTCAACGCTATTCCAACCAGTGCAGCTACGCAGATTGGTGAGCGCAAGCGTCTCCAGATGATGTCCCAAGGTCTGATACCGCAGTCCCAGATGACCGAGGAAGAGATCGCGCAGCAGCAGGCAGCAGCACAAGCACAGGGTCAGGGTCAGCAGCAAGACCCAGCCATGTTGTTAGCTCAGGCTGAGATGGCTAAGGCGCAGGCAGAGCAGATGAGGGCGCAGGTCGAGGTGCAGAAGTTGCAACTGGATACCGCCAAGATTCAGCTTGAGGCGCAGAAGATGCAGGCCGGTCTACAAGCAGAGCAGGCATCACTTCAGTTGGATACCTTCAACGCTCAGACACAAAGAATGAATACCCAGATCAAGGCGCAGGAAGCGGGAGCGAAGATTCAGAAGGAAACTGTCCAGACTGAAGGTATTCAGATTGATAACCAGATGAAAGTAGTGAGCGCACTTAATCCGTTCAGGGGTCGCATATGAATCCACTAGAAGGCATGACAATAATCATCCAGCAGGAAGAGCCACTCACTGCTAAGACAAACAGAGAGAATCGCGCCAACGTGATTGAGAACTGGAAGTTTGGCCCAGAAGAAACAATCACCGACAACACTGACTACTACCGCATGATGGCTAGAGCGTGGAGCGTAAAGCCGGCAGAGGCTCGAAGGCAGATGTGCGGCAACTGCGAATACTTCAACAACTCCCCTGAAAAGCTGGAGATGATGGAAGTAGTGCCAGAGGATGAGTATGACGCTGATGGCGGTGGTCGAGGCTATTGCACCAAGTTTGAGTTCGTCTGCCATAACCTGAGAGTGTGTCAGGCTTGGGAAGCAAAAGAAGAGAACGAGGAGTATTAATCATGGCCGAGTCAGCACTACGCAGATTGATACCAAGCGCAAGAGATCGCATCCTCTCACAGCAGGGTCAGATGCCTATTGCACCTATGCCTCAAGAGACATTCAGAGGCAGGGCGTTCAACACCATGTATGACATGTTTGGCGGCAGCAGTGAAGACCCAGCCAGGCGAGCGCAAGCAACAAGACGCGCTGAATCGGTAATGGGTGCAGGCAGGTTTGCTGCTGACTTCACGCCTGTTGTTGGTGATGCGCTTGCCATTGACGAGGCTAGAGACGCTTACCGGCAGGGCAACATGGGGCAGGCTGCTATCCTCACAGGTCTTGCAACGCTGGGCATGGTTCCATTGGTTGGCGATGCTGCGGCTCGGACGGCAA